GAGCTCGGCGATCCGTGCCTGGATTTCATCAGCCCGATAGCCGAGCCGCTTGAGCTGCGCCTCTTCCTCAATGACCATCCGCGAGGTTTCGAGATCAAACAGGCGCATGCGGATCTCGTGCACGCGGGTGAGGTGCTCGATCTCGATCGCGGCCTTGCGCTGCTCGACGGCAACCTTTTGCTCAAGCGTCTGCGCATTCGTGGCATCGAGCGCCCGCAGTTGCGCCTCGCGCGCGAACCCGGCCCGCTGCTCCTCAATGCCGAGCATCTGCTCGAGGTGATCGAGGTTGCGTTTGGCAACCTCCTCGTTGTAGGCCAGCCGCTGGCTGAACAGGTGCGACTCGATCTCGAGCCGCCGCCGCGCGGCCTCTTCTTCCGTGGCCAGATACTCGGCCAGGTTCTTGCGGTTGGTCTCCTGGACTTCCTTCTGCCAGTTCGCCAGTCGCACGCGAAGTTCTCCGATGACGTTCTCCCACGCCTGTCGGGTCAGCGCGATGCGCTGCTCATTGCCGCGCTCGTCAACAAAGGTCGTCCACTTTCGAATCTGCTCCTGGACCTCGGCCACGTCCCGCGCGAATCCTGTCAGCCCGCGCCGCCGCACTTCTTCGAGTGCGCGTGCGCTCTCCCGCTCCACTTCCAACTGGCGCTTCCGGATCTCGGCCGCCCGCTTCAGCGCCTCGATGTTCGGCTCCGATGACGACTTGATGGTCAGTTTCGGGCCTTCGTACTCGAAGGACTGCTCTCCAGGGAGCCACCGCTTGCCCATGACGAGTTCGCGGATCTGATCGTCCGTCATTCCCTGCTTGCGCAGGGCATCGACGCTCGTCCGGCCGCTGAAGAGGTCCTCGCGCAGCGCCTTCCGCTGCATCTCGTCGAAACGGGCCTGAAGCTGATCCTGGGTGTCCTTCCACTGCGAGTAGATGGCGAAGCCCGCACCCACCACGCCCACCGCGAGCAGCGCGTAGGGGTTGATGCTCGCGAGTTGGAGCGCGGCGATGGACTTCGCGAGCGCCATGATCTTGTCGGCCAGGGCGTAAGTCGCCAAAATGCCCGACACCCACAGCGCCACCTCGCCGAACTTCTTGAGCGAATCTGCATTCTCCCGGAGCCAGCCGACCAGGCCCCGCAGGTTGCCGATCAACGCCTTGAAGTCATCCTGGAACGTGGCTCCGATGTCTTCGCGCAGGTTGTTGAACTCGCGGCGCAGCGCGCCCAGTTGTCCCTCGACGGTCTGGGAGGCCGCCGCGTGGGCGCCCTGGATCTTCGCGCCTTCGCGAATCACCGCGTTATAGCGGAGCTGCTTCTCCTCTGTCTCGGACAGTGCGCGGCCGAGTTGAAGCTGGGCAATTTGAGATTCCTTCTGGAAGTCGACGAACAGCCCCAGGGTGCGCAGGCCGCGCGAGGAGCCCGACTCGATGGCCATCACGATGGATTCGAGGGCCTCGCCGGCGGCGATGTTCTGGACCGCCGCCGCATCCTTGGCGAGTTTCGCCAGGCCCGGAGCCTTGGCCAGTTCCAGGTCCGCAACGATCAACCGCTGCACCGCGTGCGCGGCGTCGGTGTACTCGAAGCCAATCTCTTCGATCGCAGTGACCTGCCTGGCCGCCGCGGCCGCTCCAACGCCGTGGGCGGTGGCCAGCGCCTTGAGCGAGGCCTCGGCTTTGGCATTCTCGGCGGCCATCATGACCGAACCGACGGTGAACTCCTTGGCCCAGGTGAGCGCGCTCTTGATGGCGTCGGCCAGCAGGTTCCCGGCTGTCGCACCCTTCACCATGGCGGCGGTCATGCCGTCGATTCCCTGCGCCGCGCCCCGGGCGGTCTTCACGGCCGAAGCCTCCATGCTCGACAGGCTCGCGTTGACGCTCTTGATGGACGCATTGGCCCTGTTGGTGTCGACTTCAACGACGAGTTCGAGCCTGTTATCGGCCATGCGCGTTCATCTGCTCGCGTTCCAACGCGTCGTGTTCCTCTTCGAGCACCACAAGCGCCCGGAACTCGTCAGCCCGGATCTCGTCCAGTCCGATCCGTGCGCCTATCTTCAGCGCCGCCCGAATGTCGAGCGCGCGCCGCAGCAACAGACCCGCCTCAGAGGACTGCGCCGCGTCCAGCTTGTCCAGCGGGCAGTGGTCGCAGCGGCCGCCATCGTCGGGAGCGTCCTGGCAGAGGCCGGGATCGCAGAGTTCCTCGCGGCGGAGCGCCCAGTGAATCAGGAACCGCAGGGAGGGTTTCTCAGGCCACTCCCGGTGAGTCAGTTTGGGTCGCGCTGCTCCTCAAAGGCGCCGTCCAGAGCATCAATCGCGGCTTTGATCGCGACGGCCTGGTGGATGATCGGCACCTCGCCCGAGTAGCCTTCGGAGGATTCGAGCAGCTTCTTGAAGAGCGCGGCAGCCGGGGCCAGGTTGATGATCAACTCCTGCCGGTTATAAGGCAGATCGAGCACGCGCGCAAAGCCTCTGCGGTATTCGAAAACGTCCTTGGCGGAAGGCATCTTCAGAATGTGCTCCACCGTACCGCCAAGAACCCGCAGCGTCACGCGGAAGGCGTCACCAACTTGCTCGACGTCGTCTACTTCGGCCTGGCTCAACTGCTCGATGATCCGGCTGGCCTCGAAGGCATCGACCTCGGGCGCGTTCTCCTCCGGCACGCGGATCTTCGCGAGCAGAGCGGCGTCGGCTTCTGCCGAGTCGGGGATCGTCGTTTCCGACACGCCGCGCCCCAGTTGCTTCACGATGACCTTACGTTTCTTCTGGCGGTCGATCCACTCCTCGTCGGTCGGGAAGCGCACCCGGACTGGCTTCACACCTTCCGGCGTGCGCAGGTGGATGGTGATGGGTTGCTTTGCGTCAAACATGGCAATTCCTTACTGAGCGATCCCGTCCACGTTGCACTTGGCCACTGACGAGACGATGCCGTTGGTTTCGTCCCACATCGGCAGGCACTCGACCGAGACGGTGACGATGCCGTCCGTCTCGCCCACCTCGGCCGAGGCGAAAGAGACCTTATGCCAGGTGATCTCAAGCGAGTTGTTGGCGTCGTAGGTGAGCGCCAGCACCGCTGTGCCTGTGGACTGGCTCTTGAGCTTGGTCAACTCGGTCGAACCGTTCTCGAAACGGGCGACGAAGCGCAACGTGCCTTGACGGTTGCCAAACTCGAGCCGGCCACGGATGGCGCCGCTTGCCCCGTCGCCGGGCGTCTGAAAGCCCGAGCCGGGATAGAAGCCACCGTCCAGCCGGACATTGTTCTTCCACGACGCCTCCAGCGAGACGATGTTCTTGTTCGAGACGTAGTTAACGCCGTTGATCGAAAGCGCGAGCGATGCCGACGGCAGGAGCTTCTCGACCGTCGCCGCCGGCATCGTGATGCCCGAGGGCTCGGTAGTTTTGCCCGACCCAACGAACTCGACCGTGATCTTCGAATTCGCGCGGCCCGGCCCCGAGCCGATCGAGATGGTCCAGCCTTCGACCACGCACCCCACGGCCATCCGGTCCACCACGACGCCCGCGCCGGGGCGGATCTGCTCGACGAAGCTGAAGTAGGGCAGCTCGGCCGCATCACCGTTCGCCGGAAACAGCGGCGTGCATGTGTAGGTGAAGTTCGGCGTCGTGCCGGACTTGACGACCTTGCCGAGCCCGAAAGCCATCGCCCAGGCGCCGATCTCCGCGCCGAGGTACTTCTCAAGCGTCCCGTTCACGTCCCAGGAGGTCTGGAAGGATTGCGTCGGGAACTCGTGGCCCTTGCCGAATTCATCGGCGTCGTTTTCGGTGTTCAGTTTCGGGTTGGCGAGCGTGGCGTTGAGCTTCCGCAACTGCCACATCTGGCCGCCAGTGTTGGCGGTCGAGATGTTGGTCTGCTTCTGCTTACCGAAGCAGATCTGGATTTCCTGCATCCGCGCGACGGACATCAGGCGTTACCTCCTCTTCCGTGACCTGCCGCCAGCCGCGTACCATAAGCGGCACGAGCGTTGCCGGCGTGGCTTCCACTTCCTGCACCTCGCCCTCGGGCGAGCGCATCAGCACGGTCTTTTCAGTCATCTCCCATCTCCAGAAAGCTGAGCGGCACTTCGAAATAGTCGAGCCCCTCGGCGTCGGTCTGCCGTTCGATGCGCGGCAGGTCCATCGGGTGGCAGGATGGATGGACCGTCGCGTTGAGCATTGGCACGCCAGCCGACGCCGGAACTCCCTTGGTGATCAGCCGGAACAGCCGGTAGTAAGCCGTGGGCGGATCTCCGTCAAAGGTCTCGCGAGCCCGCAGATACAGCGTGACCTGATGCCGCCACACATCCACGCCGCCGAAGCTCGCGGGCTGCGTCCCCTGCCAGGCGACCATGATTCCCGGAGCGGGCATCTCGTGGATCGCCGCCGCCAGGCTCGCCCGCTTCGGATACTGGTCGTGGTAAGCGAAGATCCGCTGCTCATCGCCGCCCATCTCCGCAACCAGTTCCGGGATGTCGCGGAGCAGGGCGACCAGGTTGTCCACGAGTTCCGCCGGATTGATCATCTCTGCTTTCCTCCCAAGCTGCGTTCGACGAGCAGCCGCGGCTTCATCGCTTCCAGCATCTTGCGGGCTGCCTCCATGACCGACGCCTTGTTCTTCGGCGAGAACACCATCCAGGCCTCGCGCTTCTGGTTGGCCCAGGCCTTGATCCGGTCCTTGCGGGTCGAGACGTTGGCCTTGGCGCGGTTCTCGCTCACCATGCGGACCTGGAAGTTGCGCAGCAAGTCGCCCGAGAATGTCAGGTTGCGGCGGTTGCCCTTGCCCTTGCGCGTCTTCCAGATCGCGTAGCGTTTGGTGAGCGGCTTAGCAGCGGAATCCTCCGGGCCTTGGGCGGCGGCGAGCCGCGTCTTTACCGCCGTGACACCGGCCGCGCCCAACTCATACATCTGGCGCTGGCGGAAGGTCAGCAGGTCGAGCCGCAGTTGCTTCTTCTGGTAGACCCGGACGCTTGGCATGAACCGTCTTCAAGAGAACTTGTGCGCAATTGCGCACAAGTCGAGAAACCTCCGCCAGATTTGGCGGAAGTCCGACCTGTGGAAGATCTTCCACAAGTCAGCCGGTCTTGCGGAGCCGGAGCACCGCGGCGCCCTCGGCGTCGGCTTCGATATCGAAGACCTTGTACCGACTGCCTTCGATCTCAACCTCGTCGCCGCGCACGGGCGCCGACGGCAGATCCGACAGCCGCGCAAATATCACCGCATAGACGCCCGGCGATGCATCTTCGGCCTCCCGCGCCGGCTGAAACACCGCGCGGACGGCAGCCTGCCCGCCCGCCTCGGGAAGGTAGAGAACCTCGCGGCCGAACGTATTCACGACGGCCGCGTTCAGGCCGCTCACCGCCGCTTCCCAGCCGCTCATGGTCAGGACTTGGTCCCCTTGACCAGCACCTCCGGCCGCAGGCAGATCGGCAGCGGGTTCTGCTGCGTGTGCAGATCGGTGCCGCGCCCGAACTTCCGCGGCTCCTGCTTGGCGTAAAGCGGCAGGCCGAGCGTGTTCGCCGTCTCGTTGAAATCGGCCGGCGCGAAGAACGTCCGGAAGGTGTTGGCGGTGCCGAGCGGGAAGAAGTGCGCCTCGTCGTCCGCGATGAACTTCCGCACGGCTCCGGAGGCGTCGGTCGCCTGGCCGCGGTACTCCTCAAACGTCACGCCGCCGAAGGTGAACCCCGTGCGGTAGTCGTTGCCGAGTTGCTGATTGCGCTGGTAGTACTGGAAGGCCTCTTTCACCTTGGCGTGCGTCGTGAAGGCGTCATAGAACGCCGAGGAGCACAGGCACAGGATGCCCGTCATGAACTCGCCCTTGAGGTTGTCCTCGATGTGGCGCTTCACCTCGAGCACCTTGAGCAGCACTTCAGTCGAAGCCGTTGACAGCGCGAAGTTGACCGTCTTAGGGGTGATGTCGAACTCGGTGTAGAGGTTGTAGAGAACCGAGCCGTCGGCGTCGAGGATCACGCCCTTGAGCGCGCCCATGCGCAGGTGCTCGAGTGTGATGGCGTGCTTGTTGCGCATGTTCTGGAGCTTCAGGGCGAGCAGATCGGCAAGCGCCTCGGTCTCGGACTCCGAGCCGAAGGCGCGGATGCCCTGGACTTCCTCGGGCAGCACGGCGTCATCGTGCGGGATATGCGGGATGACGAACGAGCGGACTTTGCGCTTACCCTGGGCGCCCACGGTGCCGGGCGCGCCGACGGGCTGGGTGGGCAGCAGGTTGAGCACGCCGCTCATCTCCTCGATGATGACCGTGCGCGTACGGACGCCGGTGGCGGGCATCAGGTTCAACTGCTCGAGGCGCCCGTAGGTGTTGGGGATCTTGTTGATGGCCGCCGTGAGGGCGACCATGTTGAAGGCATCGGTGGCGAATGGATTGAGCATCGGCATGGGTTAGGCTCCTTCCCGGACGAGAATGCCCAGGGCTTTGAGTTGGCTGATGGCGGCCGCCTTCTGCGGGCCGGTGATCGAGCCGGGCCAGATGAGACCTTTGTCCGAGCAGATGGCGTGGCGCGCGACGATGACGCCGGGCTTGTCGGCGGCGCTCGCGTCGACAGCGTTCAGCAGCACGCCGGCGGCGTTCTCGGAGCCGTCGGAAGCGGCCGGCGCAAGTTGCGTCACCTTGCCGCTGGCGGTGATGACGCCGACTACGGTGCCGGTCGCCAGGTTCTGGCCGCTCGCGACGGTGACCTCGTCGCGGCTGTAAAGGTTGTCCTCTTCGAATTTCAGCCAGTCGCCGAGGTAGTTCGATTGCGATTGAACGGGCATGGGCTACTTCCCTCCTTTCGGGCTGGCCAAGGCCATGCAGGCCTTGACGACCGGGTTTTCCTCGAGGTTCTGCTTGGCTGCGGTGCTCGCCTCCGGCAGAACGTGGGATCGGATCTCTTCTTGGTTGGCCTCGGCGCGCAGCGCGAGCAGTTCCTTGCGGACCTCGGGCGCCGAGAGGTGGCGGCTGATGAAGTCGCTGGCCAACGTGGGCCGGCCGGCGATCGAGCACAGCACGACGATCTCGGCCGCCTCGGCGTAGCCCTGCTCGCGGGCAGCGGCCTCAATGGCGGCAAGATCGGGGACGGGCGGACTCGTTACCGCCTGGGTTGCTTCAGACACTGGAGTGCCTCCTTTCGTGAACTTCGGTTTTGACAACGAATCGGTCATCGCGGCCAGGGCGTCGCGGAACGTGCCGACATGGTCGGCGAAGCCCTGAGCAACGCTGTCTTCGCCGTAGAGGATGCCCGCTTCGGTTCCGCGCACGTCCGCGGCGCTCAGGCTGCGGCGGCGGGCCACGGCGTCGACAAACATGCTGTAGAGCCGGTCGACCTCGGCCACAAGCACCGAGCGGGCGCCGTCGGAAAGCGGCTCGTGCGGGTTGAAGTCGTTCTTGCGGTCCCCGGCAAAGAGGGTCGTGTAGCGGAGGCCGTTCGCCGCGTCCCAGCCGCTCTGATCGAGGTGCATGGCGATGATGCCGACCGAACCGACGCCGCCGGTGCGGGTGATCCAGATGCGGTTGGTGGCCGAGGCCAGCAGGTACCCCGCGCTCAAGGCCCAGTCATCGACCGCTGCCCAGACGAGCTTCACCCGTGCGGCCTCCTCGATCAGGCTCGCCACATCCCAGGCGCCGTTGGCCTCGCCGCCATAGCTGTCGAAGCGTAAGAGGATCCCTCGGACCTGCGTATCCGTGGCGGCGTCGAGAATCTCGTTGCCCAACTGCTCATACGAGGTGAGCCCTGATTGCGCGTCCATGCCCGACGAACGGTTGACCAGGCTGCCCGAGACTTCGATGACGGCGACGCCAGCGTCCGTCACGGCATAGGGCTTCCGCGACCGTTGCTCGGTGAGCAAGGCCGCCTCCACCGCTGGAGGCTCGAGACCCAAGCGCGGCGCCAGCACGGACAGGATCGCCGCCAGTTTCTTCGAGTCGATCATCAGCGGCGTGTTGAACACGCGCGAAGCGATATGCGAAAGGTTCGTCATTCGACTTGCGTTGCGGACTCTGGCTCAGCGACTCGCTGCCCGTTGCTCGTGGTCTTGCGCGGATCGGAGTCGTAGATGTTCCCGTAGGCATCGGCCCGCGCGTTGTCGGCGGCGGCCTGCCGGTCGACGTCTTCCTCGTCGTAGCCCATCTCGTTGATCACGGCGCTGCGCGGCTTAAAGCCCGCGCGCACGGCCACGACCTCGGCGTTCATGTCCTTGAGCGGGTCGACCCACGCCCAGGACGGCGGCCGCCACTCGACGTCGAGATAGGCGTTCGGGTTCGATGCGTAGTCGCGCGCATCGATCACGCCGCTGAGCGACGCCGCCTGGATCCAGGCCCGCCACACCGGGCGGCAGAACTGGTAGACCATCACCTGGTGCTGGAACTGCTCGCAGCGGCGGCGGAACTCGAGCAACCCCGCGCGGATCGAGGAGTAATTCACGCGCTCGAGATCCCCGGTGAGCTGCTCGTAGGTGATCCCAAGGCCCGCGGCGATGGCGCGCAACTGCACTCGCATGAACTCGGTGTACATGCCGCCCACGTCGCCCGGTTCGGTAAATTTCACATCCTCGCCCGGCAGCAGCTTCACGATCGAGCCTGGCTCGATTCCGGCCAGCGGCGCGCCGCTGGCGTCCGTCTCGCCCTCGCCGGGCTTTGAGCCGATCACCGGATCCTCGGGGTTGTTCTCGGTGATGAACGCCGCAAACATCGCCGCCAGCTTCTTGCGGACGAGTTCGGCGTCGTCGTACTGGTCGAGCTCATGCAGCTTCACCAGCACCTGCGCGAGCCACGGCTGGCCGCGATGCTGGCCAGGCCGCAGTGGCTTATAGATGTGCAGCACGGTCTCGGCCGGCACACGCGCGGTCTCACCGGCGTTGAGGAACGTGAGCTTCTCGCCCGGGTGCTCGCGGTAGAGGTGGTATGCAACCCGGCGGCCGATCCGGTCGAACTCGATTCCGGCGCGGATGACGTTGCCGTTCGGGAGATTCTCGTTCTTCGTCGCCGGCAGGTGCTCGGCCTCGAGCAGTTGAAGTTGCAGCGGCACCGTCAAGCCGTCTTCGGTCCGGCGCTCGCGAATGCGCACCAGGCACTCGCCGCCTTCAATCGTCGAGCGGCAGACCAAGGCCTGGAGCCCGTAGAAGTCCGTCAGCCCGGCGGCATCGGCGTCGTCCGTCCACCGGAGCCAGAGTTCCTGCAGCCGCCGCTTCACCGCCGGGTCCGGGTGTTTCGATTGCGGCTTGATGCCCGTGCCGACCGCATTGCCGACGAAACTTTCGACCGCGTTGCTGGCCCAGGCGTTGCGGCGGACCATGTCGCGCGAGCGGGACCGCAGCGCATCGCCGCCGCCGGCCACCAGGGCGTTGATCCCTTCATTCGATGGGTTCCATCCTTGCGTGCGGCGCGTGCTGGCAGCGGCCTCGTAACCGGCAAGCGCCCTGGTGGGCGCCCCGAAGGCCGCCCGCATGAGATTCCGCCAGTAGCCCATCAGAAACCTTTGGTCGTGTAGGTCCGTACCACGCGCGAGCGAGGCCGAACCGGATCCGCGGCAGCCATGGCGGCTTTCACTTCGGCGATCGCCTTCTTGAGTTCATCGACGCTGCGGTACTCGAGGCTGCGGCCTTCAAATGTCACGCGCAGCGTGCCGCTGGCCAGCGCTGCCTCAAGCGCTTCGAGTTGAGTTTGCGAGTAGGCCATGAGTCACGCCCCTTATCGCTTCATCCAGTTCGAACGCACCGTCACGCGGCGCACCGGGCGTGGCTGAGGGTGTGCCGGCTCCGCGGCGGGCGCGGGCAAAAGGGCCTCGAGTTCCCGCCAGTGCTTCTCACTGAAGCGGTCGATGCCGTAGATCGAGGCCGCCGCGCGCGCGTACACCCGGCAGTCGAGCGCTTCGTTGCGCCGGTTGGGCGCAACGACCCAGTGACCTTTGACCACGCTCTCCGCGGTCAACTGCCGGAAATATTCTTCCTCGTAGCGCGGGAAGTGGCAGTAGCCCGCGGGGAACGGGTCGCCGCCTTCCTTCGCCGGCGGCACGAGGCGTAGGCGGCTGTAAAGTTCCGACTTCGCCACGGGCGTGCCGAGCGTCCACAACCGCGTGCCACGCCGCTTGCTGGCATCGACGGGCGAGGCGCCCAGAATCAGCCGGTCCGTGCGCGCCGTGCCTTTCACCGCCACGGCGGTCTTCGGATGCGCCGCCCTTGCGCCAGCGGGCCCCCAGGAGGCCTGCGGGTGCTGGCGCACCCAGTCATAGGTGATGCGCGGGTTGAAGCCCGCATCCACGCACAGCACGCGGATCGGCATCCGCATGCCACTCGCGTGCGGGAACTCTTCATCCAGCAATGCGTCCAACTGCCGCCACACGTCGGCCCGCGCCGTGTCTCCCACCAGCACGCGGTAGTCGACCGACCACGACTCCTTGCCGCGGCCCCAAGCCACTACTTCGACTTCGATCCGGTCCCGCTGCACATCGGCGCCAGCGGTGAGAAACAGGCCGCCCCGTGGGACCGTGCCAATCGGATAATCCTCGCGGCGGTCGTAGAGCGGCTGCCAGTCGGGCGCGTCGCCGCGCTCCTGCCACGACTCGCCGAGCACGAGATTCACGAACGACTTCAGGCGTTCGACATCCTTCTGGGCTTTTTCCCAGTCATCCGCCGCGCGCTCCCAGGAATACCAACCCACGGGACTATAGAGGCTCGAGAGATGATAGCCGCGCGTGCGGCCGTCACCTTGCGCCTCGGGCCGCCACTCGCCGCGCGCGAGCATCGTGTTCTTTTGGTGGTTGAAGATGGCCTGCTCACAGGCGATGCAATAGTAGGCCGCCTTCCTTGGCTCGCCCTTGGGCCAGCGGAGCCGCTCGAACTTCAGCACCTGGAACTCGCCGCAGTGCGGGCACGGCACCCAGTAGCGCCGCTGGTCGCTTTCGGCGAACGCCGCCTCGATCCGGCTCAAGCCCGTAATGAGCGGCGTCGAGCACAGGAACACCTTGCGGCGCGAGAACGTGCGTGTGCGCGCGAAGGCCAGGTGGATCGGATCGCCCTCGCCGTCGACGTCGCCCGGATAGGCGTCGATCTCGTCGAGGAACAGATACCGCACCGCCATCGAGCGCAGCCCCACCGCGCTGTTGGCCCCGGTCATCACCAGCACGCCGCCGGGAAACTCCTTCGAGAGAACCGTGTTGCCCGAGTCGCGCGATCGCGGGCTTTTTACCAGCTCCCGCAGAACGTCGCTTTCTTCGATCAGCGGATCGATGCGCTGCTTCGAGTTGCGCTTGGCCAGTTCGACCGTGGGCTGCACCACCATCATCGGCCCGGGCGATTTGTGGATCACGTAGCCCACCCAGTTGTTCCCACACTCGGTGCCCCCGATCTGACTGCCTTTCATGAACACCACGCGTTCGACCGGCGACGACGGCGAAAGCGAGTCCATGATCTCCCGCAGGTACGGCGTGCGCTCCGTGCGCCACGGGCCCGGCTCCGCCGCCGCTTTTCCGGACAGCCGCCGGTAGCGGTCCGCCCATTGGGAGACCGTCAGCAACGGATCCGGCTTCAGGCCCGCGTTGAAGGCGGTGTTATAAATCTCAGTCGCTGTTTGGGCCGGCAAGGACATCCAGGGCCATCCGAATCTCGTCGCTCAGAATGCGATGCACTCGGTCTACGTCGCTCTCGGCGGCGAGAGTCGCCGCCACCCGGTCGGCGATGTTCAGCATGTTGTCGCGGACCACGCGCCCGCGCGTGAACGCCGCCACCTGCACCTCATCGCGATCCACAACCTTCGCGATGCGCTCCTCGAACTCGAGCTTGGCCAGCCGCGCCAGGTAGCTCTCGCGGATCGCCCGCGCACGGAAGTAATCGAGCCCGGCGGCAGGCGCCTCGCTTGGATCCCTTGGCACGGCAGCCGCTGCCTTCGCCCGCCGCTGCCCTGGCCGGGTCTTCGCATTCCATTCGGCATCGGCGCGGTCGCTGTCGATCAAGCCGTCCGCGTTGGGCGTAATCCGCCCGGAGTGGATCGCCTTTTGCACCGCCGCCAGGCTTACGCCGCGATGTTTGGCGTACGCGCGCAGGCTCAGCAACGGCATGGAACTTTCTCGCGATTCGCTGCCGGAATTCGCTTGCTTCTACCCGGAACCGAAGCGATGAATGGAGTCGCAATGAGGAACACCAAAGCGCAATCGACCACGCAAACCGCCGCCGGCTGCTACGCCGAGCGGTACGCGGAAGCCCAGGACCTGCTGAAGCGCATCGCCTCGCGCCTGGCCAAACACAAGCAGAGGCAGGCCGCCGCGCCCGCCGATTGGGGCTACGCGGGCGACCTCGGCCGCATCACCGAGCAGCTCGCCTACGTGCTCGCCGACCTGGGCGATCGCAGCGCGGTCGACGCCAAGGGCCTCGAGTACTGAACCAGGAGACGAACCATGACCGCACAACCCTACATCGAATGCTCGCTGTGCGACGAGGCGAAGCCAATCCACCGCGAGCTCGTGTTGACCAACCGCGAGGGGCTGCTTCTCGACAAGGCCCAGTTCTGCCGCGACTGCTGGGACGACATCCGGCAGTCGGTCGAGGACGCGTCGGGCCTTATCGACCGCCGCCGGGAGGACTGACGCCATGGCCATCACCCGCGAAGAACTGCTCGCCTGGGCCACGCGAAACGGCTGGAAGCTCGACCGCTGGGGCCACCTCAAAAAGGAGTTCGACAACGGCTGGCATCGCCTGAAGCTGAGCCGCATCGCGGTTCGGCATGAGCTGCACACACCTTGGGGCTGGG